TAACCGTCTTAATTCCTGGAACGGAATAAATCGGATTATAAAATTTCTGAATTATCATATCTTGACCAATTTCAAAAGTATTTCCATAAGCCAAAATGTTCGCTCGAATCAAATCAATTCCGTTTGTCGGAAAGGTTTCTTCCGGGTTCAAAGTGATTTGAACATCGACCCAACCGTATTTATTTGTTGGTCTTGAAAAATTTATCGTTTGAAGGTTTCCCTGGGAATCGGTTATTTGAATATGTTCCCCTGTTTCTGAATCGCTCCAAGTTTCAATACCGGCGGGCTTTAACTGCCAAAGTTTTTCTGCAATATCCGCGTCCGTTCCACCGACAACGATTGTTTCGAAAGACTTTCCGGGACGTCCGTCGCCGTCCGTGATAAGCGTTCTATTTTCTATTATTAAAACGGCCAGGACGGATTCGACTTCTTGTAATATACGCGCACGGATAGCTTCAAAGGACGCGGCGCCCAGGACGCGCAAACTTGCCCGGCGTCGAATCCGAAGTTCGTCATCGGTTTCAATATTTCGCCCCGTTGCTCCGTCTTGTAAATTATTGACCGCGACAAGACCAGAAACAGGCGTTTCAATCTTAGTCAACGCGCCCGCGACCGCAACTATTGGGCCTGTGTTTAACGCTTCGTAACTTGTCGGCGTCCATATTTCAAGCAATGTTAAATTTGTAAAAGTCACAACTGAAAAAGGCGTTTGTAAATCGTCAACTAAAACAGTAAAAGTTCCATCAAGATTATCGGTCGCGGTTACTTTGTCTTGTGTCGGCGGCCCGGAATTAATAACAGTTACAAACGCCTGAACGATTTCATCTTTTGTCGGACTGGAATCGGACAAGACTTCAAAATCGGTTCCGTCAATCTGAACTTTATATGTGTACCCTGGTACAAGCGTCGATATATCTATTATACATTTTAAAACTTTGTATTTCGTAATTGTTTCGTCTTCTTTTTGTTCAAAGATTTCGTTCACAATTGAAAGACTGGTTTGGGTTCCTTTTGGAACGACAGTTCCTTCAACCCCGTTTAAAATTGCCGTGACCTCTGTTTTTGTCGCGCCTAATCGAATGACCCCGGTATATTGCGCGACGTTATCAAGCGAAAATCCTTCGGCGGACGCCGGATATTCTGAAAGATAAACCGCTTCCATAACTTCCCAAATGTCGGAAATTGTCTTTGATACAATCCCAATTATTTGACCGAAGACGGAATCCGGCGCCGTGTTTATTTCTGGAAATGTTGTTTTTAAATCGGTTTCAATATCTGAAATAATTTCTGGTAAACGTTTAATTTCAAAACCGTTTTGCGTTAATCCTGACATATTATAAAACCTCTGTTTTTGTAACCGACCCGAAATCCGTGTCGGCTGTGAATGTTACCGTCAAGCGTCGCGTTTGTGGATTGAAAGAACTTTCATAGGCCAATAAACTTTTAACGCCTGGAGTATCTAATATATATGCTTTCATTATGGCGTCTATTCGTCCAAGGTTCGGATTTTTTACAAGAATATCCTCATACAATGGAAGACCGGTCAACGTGTCAAGGAAATATTCACCGCGAAAAAATAAGTTTCGAATACTTGCGTTTTGCGAAATAGCTTCTTGACCTTCGACAATTTTCAAATCGTAATTTTCAATTTTTAAATCGTGTGTTTCTTCGTCAAGTAAAAGGTCTTTTATAATATTCATTATTCGGCCTTTGTTTTTACTGTCAATTGTGAATCGTTTAATTCAGTTCCGTTAAATGGCAGTCCTGGAACAGGCACGGGCGGCGGCAATAAACCAGTCAAAGAAGCGGGTGTCGATGTTGTTACGGCGCTGACAGGGCCTATACAATTATGAACATGATTATTAAAAAGCGTTTTAAATTCTTCATTCACTAATTTTTTTAAACTGTTCGCGCCGATTTCAATATTCCCGTCTTTCTTAATAATAATCTTTTCGCTATTATGAACGATAATAAAATCGTCGTTATTTTCCGCAAGTGTCGCGGCGGTAAAATCCCAAAGCCCAGGTATTGCGATTGCGTCCGTCAAATCGAACTTGCGCGGGTCGCCTGGTTCCGATTCCCCGCCCTTGAAAAGCCAGGTTTCAAGTGACCGTTGCGAAAAGACCAAAAGAACGCCGTCGCCCTGGACAAGCGGGAAATGAATCATTGACGTTTTTGTCCTGGGAAAAATAACCGGGACGGCGGATATTATCGGCATAGGTGAAACGGTTCCGTCTTTATATTTCTTTTTAATAAGCGGCGTGACCGTGGCTTTTTGCGTTTTATAGTCGTATGTTTCAACGCGCCCAGGTAAACAAGTATTAATTAAACCAAGCTGAAACTTGACGGCGGTTTCGATTGCCTGGTTCAAAGTCTTCGGGTTCGTTTGATTCATTTTTCTAAATTTCCTCAACGTCAAGCGAAGTATTCCAGTCGTTCCCGTGTGTGTCGCCGTTGTGTTCTATATTTACGATTCTGAAATTTGAGCCTTTTTTAATTTCGTGGCTTTCGATTTCTATTTTCCCGCCTATGGTCGCGCCCGCGTAAAGCAACGAATTGACCCGCCATCCTGGGCGCTTGTCGGTCGCGCCGCTTGCGTCTTGCCCTGAACTCAAATCGGTCAAATGCTCCGGGCTTCCAATAAGACCGGTCGAAGGTGAAAGAAATATTTTCGGTTTATTATTTGTCCCGGACATTGTAAGAATTTGCAATTTCCTGTCTTGAACCGACCATTTGAAATTTAATTTTTCTGCAAGTTTATTAAAAGCGTCTTTGACCAAACCGTTAAACGTGAACCCGGCCCCGAATTCCGCGTCGGTAATGTTTACAGTATCAACAAAATCTTTCGGCAATTCAAGCGCGGAAATGACTTCGCTTAAAATATGCTTCGCTCCGGTTCCTTCGGCAAAATTGAAACGGATTTTCTTTGTCGTCAATTCTTTTTCGCCGTCGTTGCCTTCAAGTTTGGTAATCCAGTCCGGGCCGTTCTTTATGTGATTTATGTTTGTTATGTCGCCGGAATATATATCGGTTAAGACGTCCGATTCGCTTAAATAACCAACTGATAATATCATAATGTCGCGAAGTTTTTTAATTTTGTTTCGGGTGACTTCGGACAAATTATAAACGTCAATTTCCGCCGTGTTCGATTCCGACTTTTCGGTCTTCTTTATTTTAAACGTGACCTTTAAATCTTTTATTAATATTCCAGTAAGTGAACCAGGTTCGCCGATAACAACAGAAACGGCGCGATTATATAAACTCATACAACGCCCCCGGCTTCAAGCGTCGCTATTTCGTCTTCGGTTATGTAACCAATAAACGCCTTATCTTCAATAAAATCATTCTGTGAAAGTCGAACCATTGCCCCGGAACCTTCGCCGACGATTAAAACGCCGGGCGGTAATCCGGGCTTAATAATATCAGTTACAAGCGGATAACCTAAAACAACTTTAACGCCGGAAACCAGGGCGACGCCGTCCGCGTCTTTTATTGAAATCGTCCAATATTGCCCCCGGTCGTTCCAGTCGAAACGCAATTCATAAACGATATTATCAATAATAGTCGTTTGAGTGAACGACGCTAAATTATAAAATTTTATAATTACCATTTTAAACCTTTTTATTTATTAACAATAATCTTATATGTTGCTTTGGCTTCATCATAGGCCGCCGCAAGCCATGATTTTTCAATTCCTGTCGCCGCCGCCGCCGTTTGTGAACCGGTCGCCGCCGTCGCCTGGGCCTGGTTCGCGACGCCGGACTTTACGTTCTGAACTTTTGAAACTTCGGATTTCGCAACTTGTATGCTTTGTAGTTTTGCGGAAAAATTAAGCGCTTCGCCGGTTTGTCCGTTCCTGGGAAACGTAATTGAAACCATAACCATATCAGTATAAACAGTAAGACCGGTTACAACGTCGAAAGTCTTTCGGTCAAATAATTTAGTGACCGGATTATATTTTCCATTCTGCAATTGAATCAATTTGTCGAAGGCGCTTTCCGTCCGGGTTCCAGTTCCGACCGCCCCGCTTATCGAACTTAACGCGCCGCCCAATAATGAAACCGGCGAATTCGTGACAAACCCTTCAATTGTTAAAACGTGCGGTTGTCTTATAACGTGGTCGGAAATTACCGAACCGTTTTCAATTGGAAATTGTGTCACCTGGTTGTTAAATTCGTGACTTTCCGAAACGGCGGCGTCAAGTGTTATTGTGTCAATTTTGGGCGGCTTCTTGC